GCAAACGCACGACCTGCGTCAACTTGTACAACGCCTGCTGCGTCGCCATTAATACGTGTAAATACTGCCATTTTATTTTCCTTTTATTTAAATGAGCCATTAGGCTGCATATTTTTATTTAGCACAGATACAAAATTACTGCGCTCTTCCTGCAAAATTTGCGGCGCTAAAAACGCCCCTATTTACTAGCTTGATAAACCCGCTAGGAGTATCAATGTTAAATCCTTCGCCTTTAGGTGTATCGCCTACATACTGCTCTATACCGCCAACTTGAGGTTCTAATTGTTCAAGAACTGCCATCTTTAGGGCAGTAATCCTGCTATAAACATCATCTAAGGCTTGTATAATAGGCTTGTTATCGTCGCTAGTAACTATTCCAAGTTGAGGGCGTGATAGCTTGCTAGACAACCATTCGGGACCAACTGCTTGTCCTGTTACTTTACGATTATAGTAGGTCTGTAGTGTTGCCTTGGTAGAACCAGTAATACTGCCAAGGAACTCATCGCCGCCTACGGCTGCAAATTTTTTAACGGCTGCACGGGCTGCGTTTTCAATTTTAACAGGACGTTTTATATTAAATGCAATGCCCATGTTGCCAGTGAATACTGTACACCATTGATTACTGTTGACTAGACCTTCGAGTCCATTCATACTATGACGACCTACTAACGGTGTTTCTTTATTGTTTTCAACGTCACTGCCAATACTGTGTACAGCAATGCCTACTTGTCGTCCAGCAATCTTTTGCCCCACTTCGCTGTTGGCATTTACTTTATATGTGACACCGTGCGGATTGGGCTTGAACACAAATTTGCCACCTTGTGGTTGCAAGGCTTCAGTCCACATCAAATCACCTTGCACAAAACCTTGAAATGTGGGTGGGCATATCGAGCCTACGGCATTGAATGCACTTGCAAGTTTTCGTCCCACTTCAACGTTTTTTGCATTTCTAATATAAAAATCAAGCAACTCTTGTGCTGTTGTAACTTGACCACCTGGCATACCAATGTACTCTTTGTAGTTCATTGTGAACTTGCCGTCAGTTGTTCTGCGACCAAATACAATGGCAGGACTTCCGTCCCATTTGATGGTAACTGTTTGTGGTCGTTCAATAGCACTGACAATACCATCAATGGCGTCTATGGCACTACTACTACCGCCGAAGATAAAGTCTTCAGGGTGCGGTGTTCTTGCACCTTCAGTTAGCATTTGCACAAATTCAAGCAACATTATTTTAGCCTTTGGTTAATATATTTGAACCAATTGCTAGGATGTGCGCTGGCTTCTAACTGTGGCAATTGTCTTCCACTGCGTTGCAAATATTCTGCAAAATCATGCAGTTTAGCATCACGCTTGGGATCGTTGCGTAGTGCTGCAATAGTTGACTCAACACTGGCCAAGTCTTTGACCGTGCCTTGTGGACCCAATAATAAATGAGCAAACTTAGCAGGATCTGTAGTGACCAACTCATTGGTAGCACGGTCATGCACACCTGTATTAACTGCCGCTTTAACTCCCAATGTTTTACCAATGCTGTTGAATAACACAGCACGATCTACACCTTTGTATTCACTGTCTGCAGGCATTGCTGAAAGCATGAACTTGCTCCAAGCCATCTGTGTTAAAAAGTTAAAGTCAACTTGCACAAATCCTTGTTTAGGATCTCCATTGATGGGACATTTGAAATGTACTTCAATACCTGTTTGATCAATCCAACCATCCAGCATGGCTGGAGTTTTGCCCTTGGCCTTGCGGTTCATGATTTGTTCATCAGGAATGCCATTCTTTCTACACCAAGCAATCAGTGTGTTTAGTACAGCATCTTTAGTAATCATATTGGCATCGATGGCTAGATCAATATCGCCGCTGGTTTCTTTATGACCAGTGCTGCCTACCATGGCGTCCATAAGACTCAATCCAGTGACCTGTTCTAACCACTTGACAGTAGTGGGCACATCTACACGGTTGATACGTTGAGTAGCAGGTGCTTTGTCTGCTTTTTTGAATACGTTGCCGCCTTCTAGTAGAATCATGCCAGTCCCGCTTCGTAAGATCTTCGTTGTTGTTGCGATAAAAAGTCTTGTATTTGGGCATCAGCAACAACCTTGGTTTTAAGATTAAACCAGCGACCTTTATCACCAATTGCCCAAATTGCTCCATTAAATCTAAATAGCATCGGGTCTGCATTTACTAGCTCTACACCTTTTGCCAAGGGCGTAGTACCAAGCACCCCCTTGCTACGCATGTTTTTTGCTATAGCTTGAGGATCAACTGCTGCTGCTCGCGCCATGCTTGCTGTACGTTGTTCAAAATCTATGGCATTTTTAATTTCTTGATCTTCTTTTTCCTTACGGAATTTTTCCATCTTTTCTAGACGTTCAGGATGAACTGAAGTAGCACGAGCCAACTTAGCACTGCCAAATACACTATTGATTGCTCGACTAATTGTTTGTATGTTGGCTGGATTAACACTATTAATTGCCTTCTGTATAACTAGAGGGTCAGCAAAACGAAGTGTACGTTCTCTATCAATCCAATCACCAAAACTTCTTCTATAGACATCTATATCTTGCGGGTCCAACCCACCTGCTGCCGATAGCCAGTTACTTAACAAAACTTTTACAGTGGCATCAGTTGCTGCTTTATTTGCACTTGCTGCTTGCCTGGCTGCCCCAAAGTTATTTCCCCACCAATCGCTTACACCCTGCATCATGCCATTAGGTCTTTTTGGTGCTGGTGCTGCCGCTGGCGGCTCGTCACTCAGTGGTGCATCTGGCGGAAGCCCATCACTGTTGGGGGCTGTTGTACCTGTATCTTCTTTTAGAAATTCACTGCTCTTCATTTTTACCCAATCTCCTTACACCTCGGGTAAACTTGCTGGGATCCTGTGCTCTGATGCTGTTTAACAATCTACGTTCCAGATCATCTGCGATTGCGGCATCATAGTTCTCACGTATATGATTCATGAGGTTAATAGCACTTGCGATGACGTTGCTGGCTCTGCTCTCAATCAGTTTGGAACGGTCACGGTCTGCTCCAATACTGGCCAACTCGTCTAAAATGCTACGGGTCTGCTTTTGCAAGATTTACTCCAATCTATGTTATATTTATAATTTTTGTTGTAGTATTACTCGCTCTTTTTCAAGCCAGCCAACATGCCCTTGAGCTTTTCACTTTGTGCTGTGCCTGTTGCTTTGATTTCAGGCTTTTCCCAAGCAGGTGTGCCTGTTGCACGTTCCTGTTTCTTTACAGTGTCATCTGTGTTGGACGTTTGTGTGCCCTTGATCTTGGCCATGATAGAGTTAGCACTCACTGGACCGCCACGATGCGATTCGTCTAGCCCGGGATCAGTAATACGCATGGTTTCAATGTTGTATTCAAGATCAATCTTTTGATCAACACCTGTACTACTACGCGATTTCAAACACTGAATTTGATACTGACCTTGCTCTTTCTTAGCACGACTTGTCAAAATACCAAACACATTATCTGCTGTGTTAATTTTACTAATACCACCCGAAATGTGTGCATGACTAAATTCAACTTCATCCACAGCACTACGGTTCAACTGCGACGCTGTGACAAATAATACATTCAATTCTTTTGCCAAGTTACGCAATTCTTCACTCACATACTTGTCTTTGACAAACAAGTCGTTGGGGCTGACTTTAGCCGAGATGGGCATTAACAAGTCCAAATAGTCAACCATCATAAAGTCAACTTTTTTGCCTGTTTGAATTTGATATTCTTTCAAGAATGCACGTATATCATTGATGTTGCTTTGTGCTGGCAATGCTTTGACACGATAATCTCCCGACTTCTTGCCCGCCATGCTGATACGCAAACCTGTGCCTTCAATGTCCTTGCGAATTTCTTTTGTGCCAGTACTGGTCAACATGGCATCAGTGCGCAAGCTGACCAGTTCTTCACTTAATTCTAATGTAATGTAGACACCGCTCAAGCCCTGTGCAAGCCAGTTTAGTGCAATGTTCATCATGACCAATGACTTACCCGAACCCGATCCACCTGCAAAGATGTTGAGCTCACCACGGCTAAATCCGCCATACAGTAATCTATCTAGTTGCGGCCAACCTGTACTTTGTTGTCCTCCCATGCTGAAGTATTTTGTAATACGAGCACTAGGATCAGCAAAGTAATCTGTACCCAAGTCTTTAGTAAGCGATATCTGTACTGCATCTTTGATTAATTTTTCTACCGGATCAAAATCGCCCTTTTCCAGCAAGTCTGCTGACTTGAGAATAGCACGTTCAAGCTCTTGGCGTTTGGTAAATTGTTCAAACTCTGCAATGAACCATTCATTGTGATCACTGAGATCAGCATTAGCTTTAAGCTCTACCCCTGTAGTGGCTTTGATCTGATCTACTGTGGGCAGAGTTTTGTATTGGTCGCTGTATTCGTTGATAAACTTTGCAGTCTCACGTAGACTACGATCAAAGTTTTCGCTGTTGTAGATGTTTTGCACACGCACAAAGTTCTGTGCGTCGCCCAACATCATTTCTAAAAATAATTTTTGTAAATCTGTACTATATTCTTTTATCATTTATATCTTTTAATATCTTCAATGCGATTAACTTATGGCTCTTGGCACCAAAAGTATTTGAATTTGTTACAATACTGTTATCTACATGATATGTATTGTATATTAAACAGTGGGCAAAATCAACACCATAATCTACTTCGTCCCAATGTAGTAAACAATGTGGCACTTGTTCTAGTATTGGCTGTGCTTGCTGCCAAAAATCATGATACATGTCAACTGCATCGTTATGACTATTATTAAAACTCACCTGTCCGTTTATTCTTTTTCTATTTAGATTGTTGATTTGCCATATGACCAGTTTTGGATCTAGCACTTCTAATAACTGTTTCAAAAATTCCAACTGTTCATGATTGGTATGTGCATACGCACCCCAGGCAAAGTTGTAAACAGGCATGTTGGTCTGTTGTTGGATCAATTGCCCAAAGGTATCGGCATAGTCGATACCCAATCCAAATGTAATGGTACCACCCAACAATATGATTGGTCTAGTTTCCACAAAGTCTGTGCCTCTGTAGCCCATGCTGTTGAAGCTGTATGATGTTGTGCCCACAGTATCATAACCAAATGTTGTGACAGTTTGGTTCCTTAGATTAAGCATGTGTTGTGGTGCTGTGGGCAATTGCATCTATTAATTCTTTGACTGTACTGAACCAATGTTCTTGTATGTTTACATTTATATCAAATTGTTGTCTTACAAAATCAACTGTTATAGCCTCATCAAAAACATCAAAATTTAAATCTGCAAATCGGGTTGTTGATGTAACTGCTACGCCAGTATATTGTGTTAGCCAACTGATTAAAATCTTTTCCATTGTTTGCTATTGTACCGTTGTATGATGTAGTCAAACTGTTGTTGTTCAATGGGCGTTATATTTAAAAAACTACTGACATCAACATAATGCACATAGTTCTGACTCAATAATTGTTCCAGCTTGACTTGAAAAATGCGTTCTTGATACAGTTGCTTGCATTCATTAAATGTTCTTATATCATGCCGCAGATTGTTTATTATAAATTGTCTCTTAAGAGTATTACTTATTTTTTCAGGCACCTTGCTGGTTTTAAACAGTTGTTGAAAGTTTTGTTTATAATGTTCCTCGCCCATGGGTTTATAAACTTTTTCATAGGCCCAGCGTTCACAAAGTAATGTGTCGCTATGTGTCATATAAAGCACTTTTAGATTCTTTAAAAAATCAAGTTTGAATGCTGTGTTGGGGTGACAACGAAACGCCACCAACTTATCTGATGCAAGTGCAGCTAATCCTCGTTTAGTTTGATACTGTGACCAACGGTCTTCTGATACTGTTAGACTGTCTTGATAATCATGCAGATGATTGAACCAAATTTCTTGATTGTCATGACTAGTGCCATTGGGAAAGTTGGGATTGGTCAATGGTTGATATTTTGCTACTTCTGGGCTGTGTGCCAGTAGATAATACATGAGTGATCCACAAAATCCAGTTTTGTATGCTATTGCAACCAAATTGTCATTTGTCTCAATCATTCATCTTTTTCTTTCTCAACTCAATCTTAAGCCTGCTAGACTCTTTGCCTGCCAGTATGGTTTTTAGTACAAACAATCGACCATACTTTATTACCGCTTGATTAACGTCTTTACAAGTCTCATGCCAAATTGGAAAGCTAACATTCCACCCGTACTCCAATGCTTGATTGACCAAGTTTTTGCCTGATTGGTCGTTATCGGGTACGACAATGACTTCTCGCCCCAGACTGTCGATAATGTCAGCTTGATTCTCACTGCACTCATTACCCAGTATAGCAACACCATCAATGGCCATTGCATCAAACGGTCCTTCCGTGACGATGACGAATTTCTTTTCAGCTGTTTGTAGATCCACATTAAACACAAAGTCAGTAGCGTATTGGCTGTAGTATTTTGGCTTGACGTTGTCGTCCAGCCCTCTGGCGGTATACCCAATTAGTTCTCCCTTCCAGTAAAATGGAATGATGATACGCCGGTGTAGGTTGTAGGCCTCGACGTCAGTTGTATAAAATTCATAACGATCAACATCAATCTTGCGATCCAATA